GCAATTTATGTCGTAAGAAGGTTTGAATCTCCTTGGTTCCATTCTCTGTCAAAAGAACTGCAAAGAGAGGTTCCTTGGTTAGAAATTCAAACACCTCTGTAATCGCTTGGCGCTTGTCGTCTTGGTGTTTGTCAAAGATGTATTCAAGTTTGTGAAAGAGTGCTTGTTGGTAGC